ACAATTTCCTTGTTGAGTTCTAGATTAGCCTTGATTTGCTCGTTTAGAGCGTCTTCAAGTTGACCGTTCTCGTTGAATAGATCTTCAAGAACGTCGTGCTTCTTCTCAGGAACTTCGATGTAGTGGGTTTCAAACAGATTCTTGAGACCACCAATAAAGCTTTCAGCAATCTCGGTACGAATACCGGATTCTACGGCAAGCTTGTTGTCCTTGAGCCACTCTTCTACAACGTAGTTGAGGTACTCGTCTAGACGGGTGGCTAGTTCGTTTACGGTCTTGTTGACTTCTTCTTCAATGACGGCTGCGCTTTCACGAAGAACTTGCTCACGAATGGCAGTGGTTCTTTCGTTTAGAGCGGCTTCAAAGATTACAGAAGCTTTGGTCATAAATTCTTCGGAAAGGTTTTCGCCACCAAAGAGGTTTTGAAGATGTTCATTTACTGACTCTTCTTTTTCTTCGGCTTGAGCAGCGGGGGCAACTTTTTGGCCCATGTCTACGCCACCACTCATTGGACGGAGGCTGGTTTGATTCTTGACAGCAGCACCTTCCATGGAACTAGTGTCTAGTGTTCCTAAGAATGAGCCCTTGCCAGTTGCGTCCATGTCACCTTTGCCGGTGGCATCCATTACTACAGGTTTGTTTTGTGCTTTTTTCATGTTTGTTTCCTAATACTAGTTTATTTATATTTTGTTATAGTTTAACGTTATTGAAGTTTTGAAAGTGCCCGTGGGTCGTATAATGCAGCAGTCATTAGTTTGGCTGCTTCATCTTTCCAAGCCCCACTCCAGGTATTGGGATCTTGTCTAGACCCCCCTAATAGTCGTTTATAATAATCCATTCTGTCTTTAATTCCACGTTCAGTATACCCTAATCCACTTAATCTACCGGTTAAAGATGCCATAGCTTCTTTGGGTGGTGTAAGTAATGGGCTAGCTTCGATAGCTAAAGGTTTTACGTAATCTCGTATTATGCCTTTTCCGGATTCGTATCCTGCTTTTACGCCTTTACCAACCAAAGAACCTATAGGTCCTAATTTAAGGTTGTTTTTTACGTATTCAATAGCTTTTTCCATTGCTGTATCTGGATCTTCTTTGCCGGGTTTACTGCTGCTACTTGCACCAAAACCACCTCCACCACCGCCGCCTTGTTCGGACAGTAGTGATTTTAAGTAGCCACGGTTAAATCTATAAGATTCTCTCAGTTCTCTAACACGACGTTGTTGCTCTAAATAATTTGCTCTTGCTGCTTCTACTTCAGCACGTCGATTGAACATGTCTATTGTTTTTTGATACCCGTCTGGTTTGCCCGATGGAGCGGCAGGTGGGGTTTTTGGTTTTGGTTTACTAGGAGCAGGAGCAGGAGGTGTCTGTTGTGGTTTGGCTCCTTGTGGTTGCGGTCCCTTCCATTCTCCTGTTTGTTCTGGAGCTACCGGAGTAGACGGTATCATGGTAGGAGGCACAACAGGAGTAGTTATAGAAGTAGGTTCTATTTGAGGTAAAGCACTTGGAGTTAAATTGGATTTGTCTATTAATCCAGATTTTGGTAATTGTGGAGGCTGTACCGGTTGTTTACCAGACGGCATAGGAATACCAGGAACTGGAGACTGTGTAATAGTTGGAACAGCAGTGCTTATCTGATTGGCACTAGGAGCAACATAACCAGCTCCTTTTTGTTGTTGAAGACCACCAACAACAAATGGTGTTGTTGGTGCTGTCTGAACAAGTGCTTCTGTTAAGTGTTTAAATTGAAGTTTCATTTTAATTTCTTTAAGAAGTTTTCAAATAACTGTATGCCTTTTGATTCCAATTCTCTGGCAGATGCTCGTGACAGTTCACGGTGATACGCATCAATTTCTTTTTCTACCAAGATTCCGTTGTTCCAAATCCACTCCTTGCCTTCCATAATACCGTTTACAAAGGCGTTAGGAGCAGATGGATCTGCAACGATATCAACAGCAGAAAGCATAAAGTCTGGTTGAACTTCGTTGTATCCGTTCTTGGCCTTAAGGGAACCCATACCACGGGTTGAAACGCCAAGACGTGCACCTTCATTGATGAGATTTTTAACAATCTCGCCCATGGGAGTGCTCATTACTTTAGCTTTACCGTACACATCAGTTCCGTTGCAGTTTAGTTCTTTAATAATAATAGCAACACGATCAAGATTTACGGTTGGGCCTGCTGGGTGGTTTAGCTCACCAAAAGCACGGCTGTTATTTACAAACTCTTTAGTGTAACGGTTTACTTCGTTTAGTAGAATGTGCTTGGGGTACATTCTTTTATTGCGATTGAGGGTGTCCGCTTGCATGAATGTACCCTCAATAAAATATGATTTTGCACCGTCAGCAGCTGCTTCGGTTACAAACTCTACCTGTTCAACTGTTTCGGTTATTAGTTTCATTAGTCTTGTTCTTCCTCTGAATCTTCTTCATCTTCTTCCGAGTCCTCATCACTTTCCTCTGCTTCTTCGTCTTCGGACCCACTTTCTTCTTCTTGTTCGTCTGATTCCTCGCCCTCGGTTTCATCATCTTCTTGTTCATCTCCTTCGGCTTCTTTTGCTGCCTTTTTCATTGGCTCAGAAGTGTCTCCATCTTTATCTAAATCAAGAAAATCTGGTTTTGCTGCTTCAAAAATGCTTGGAGCAAACTCTTCAAATTTTGCTTCTAGGGCAGAAGCTAGTTTTTGATTTAGTTCGTTACTGATGGTTTCTTTAGCTTGGGCTAAATTTTCATTTACAACTTGATTGATAAAGGTGTGTATATTGTTGGTTTCCATGGTTCTTCCTTAATTCTTGGTCTGAGTTTTTGCCAGTTTTAGAACTCTATTAAAGGATTCTTGAGATTCTGACAGTAATTTTACCAGTCTTTCTTTGTTATCATTATTTAGACTTTCATATAGTTTGGTTATTAAATTCTTTTCTTCGGAATTTAGTATTCCAATACCACCATCCCGCAGCTGATACGTACTTTCTGGAACAAATTTAGGAGTAGTTGGTTTAACTTCTTGTTTAGTTTTTTCCATTATTGGAGAAGATGTGGCAGTTTCCATTATTTCTAAAATTTTCATGGATTCTAGTTTATACACTTCTTCCATTAATGTTGCAGCACGTTCTCGTAATTCTTCTTGGAGAATTGTTTTAAACTTGTCTGCATGGCCCCTAAGGATCATGTTTACTAAACGTACCGGAATACTCATTGTTGTCCTTCTTCTGGTTGTTCTTGTTCAGTTTCTTCTTCCGGTTGTTCTCCGGACAACATCTGTTGATACGCTTGCATTTCTTGTGCTTCTATTTGCTTTTGCATTTCTCTGCTGATTTGAGCGTCTATTTCTAGCATTTCTTCTTCTGATTGTTTCAAGAAATTTTTACGGATGTGCTCGTTAGAAAAGAATCTACCAATGTACGGAGTAACTGCTGCAATAATATCTAATCTTTCACGTAAAATATCGTTATTTTTTAATTCTGTAAAATAAGAATCATTATTAAATCTAAAGGTAATATCTTGCGATACGCGATTCCAATCTTCTTCAGACATTATTCCTTTAAGGATTACTTGTGTTTTTAAAATGTCCAAGAAAACTGTGGAAAAACGATGGCGCAGACGGTCTATAAACTTATTAAATCGAACTTCATCTCGGGTAATTTCTGCAGAACGGCCCATGTTAAATCCACTATCGCCCATCATTCGAGACAGTGGAACACCTAAAGCACGGAACAATTTTTGTTGCAAATACAACACGTCTTCCATTTGACCCAGATTTTGACCACCATCAAGAGTGCTAATTTCGGTTCCACGGCCACCTTCGCGGCGAGGCATCCAAAAATCTTCAAGCATGCTCATGTGGTTACGCTCATCGCGGATCTGGCCTGTTGCAGGATCGTATTGAATCTTGTTGCGATAACGATTCATAATTTCGCGTAAATATTGTTCTGCCTTTTGCTTTGGAAGATTACCTACGTCCACGTAAAAGATGCGTCGTTCAGGAGCACGAGAAATTCGATAAATTGCCACAGCGTCTTCAATCTGACGGAGTAGATTTAAGGGTCTTACAGCTTTTTGTAAATAGCCAACAACACGCTTTGTGGCGGAATCTACAATCCCAGAGTGGGTATACGCAACGGTATCAGGAGCAATTTTCCAGCCGGTTCCTGAAGTTGGAAACATAGATTCTTTGTCTGTGTCTGTATACACAAAGTATTCTTGAATACTTTTAACAGGAGAAAAGGGACCCATTCCTCCGTAGTATCCTTTATCTTTGTCTATTTTTCTTATCTTTTTAATTTTAACAGGATCTATAGGAATTAGCTCAGTAATACCTTTACGAAGATCGTTTTTATCTACTTTTTTATAGTAGATGATTTTAGAATCAATATACCAACGACGGAATATATCACCAGCTTTGTTTGAAAAGTCTAAAAGTTTTAGTATATGATTAAATTCAGAGTACATTTTAGTTTTAATGGTCTCTGAAAGATTTACGTGATCTAAGTTTAATTTAATTGGTTTTCGGTCTTGGTCTAAAACTATAGCTTCATTAACTATATCTTCGATAGCAGAGTCTACTTCAGGATACAACGCCATAGAGCGATAGTGTTGAATCATTTGATTTTCATCGCGGATTGCTCCGGAGAAATCAACATATGTTCCAAATACGCCACCAGTTTCTAAAACATACGAACCATCGTACGAATCAGGAGTAATAATATCCTTATTCTCTACGGTTTGTTGCTTTTTTTTGCCTATTGAAAATCCAAAAAGTTCTAATTCCATATATTTTCACCCATTAAATTAAGTTTGCTGGTGTATAGTCAAAATGACTATACACCAAAGTTACCGCAAAAGTAGCCAACGTGTTGTCCTGACTCATATCCAATTCAATCGGACCCACAAACACCGGCCAACAATTTTTAAGAACAAATTCTCTTATTATTGTGCTGCCGTTAGTATCTAGTTGTTGCACTCTCCAATCGTTTGCAAAATGATACGAAGGATCGGTCACAGCAGCTTGTAAAGCAGTGTTGTCACCGTGATCGTTTATTTCGTTCTGCCAATCGTGAAAAGCAGCGTATAATGATTTGGCATTTCCTGTTGCTGGCCTATCGTCTAGAACAGTAATGGTCCAAGGCTGATACAGTCTATCTCCGGGAAACGAAACTGTTCTTCCTCGGTAATTGACGTTAATCGCACCTACTTGAGACGAGGGCAAAGAAGCTGATCTTATATGAAAATCTGTAAGATCATTTCTTCCATTTTCTTTTAATTCACCAATAACTTTAAAGCGATTAATTCTGGAACCGCCATTAAATCCTTGGATAAAATCACTTATTGATTGGTTATTAGCCATTTAATTGTCCTTTAACCACTAAACGCTTCTGAAGTATTGGTGTTAATTATAGTTATTACTAAAGTTTCTGCAGTTGGAGTTGGTTGTATATACACGTCCAAAACCAGTTTATTTTGTGCTAATATTTCAGATGTATTATTGGTTTCGTCACATACTATTCTGTAATTTGTTATACCATTTCCAGAAAGCACTGACTGTAAAATTGGAGTTACAGTAGACACAACTCTTTGTCGTGTTAAAGCGTCATTAACTTCAAACAGATATTTTTGGGTTGACGCTAACAATTCTTTCTTAAGATACGATACTAACGATGCAGTATTAATTTTACTTAACGAACCAGTACCGTTGTATGAAGTCTTGTTGCCCATCAAGAAAGTGCCTTCACCGGGGAACACCACTATAGGATTTACATTACCAGCATACAGATAACTTTGATCGGTTTCTGTAAAGTTTTGTTGCATTGCAACAACTCCTAATATTCTTCCTCTAGTTTTTCCAGCAGGAGAATACCAAGGACTTGCATCTCTATAGCTTCTAGCAAAACAACCAGCAACGTCTGGGCTTAAATCTGCTTCAAGAATATTTACTGTGGAACCAACGCCCGCAACAAATTTTTTGCGGCCAGCAACGTATACAACGTATTCGCTGGTGTCGCTAAAACCAAAATCTACCAACTGGTTGGTGTACGCAGCAGATAGTGGCAATCCAGAGATTTTTTGCATATTACCTATAATAGCAATACAGTCTTGTCGAGAGGTTGCCACACTTACAGCAGCACCGGCAGAGAAGGTATTTCCCGATTCAAAGATTACATCAATATCTGCTACAGTTTTATTGTGTAGTGGAGTATTAGTGATGCCTAAAACCCCGCTTGCCGAGTAATAGTCGCCCGTAGAACCAGTGGCACCAACCAAACAAATACCACCGTATTGTAAATAATTGTGAACTGCCCACCATTCTCCTGCCCATGCTCCAGTTGGTCCGGACTTTCCTACCGCACTTTTACTTAAGCGAGCAAACCAGTCATTAAGACTAGAAATGCCCATTAACCCCGTTTCTACTTCAGAAACGCCATTTGATCCGGTTTTTCCAAATAAATGAACTAGTCCTCTAAAAGACACTACACCGGCAACCAGAGGAGAAGCGGGTTCGCTTGTTGTTGGGGACGTAAATTTTAAGTCTGAGGTGGTTACTGCCATCGTTTCTCCTGAAATAATTTACTTTACGTAATATTTATACTTTTGGCAGCTTACACTCTGGTCCAGTTATCAGGCTCTTCTCCCGGTTTGGTTTCTACAATAGGTTCGTCATCTACCCCGGAAATAAATCCAAAACTAAACCAATCGTCTTCTTCTATTTTTTTTATTTCGCCCTCAAAAAGCTCTTTTCGTATATCAATATTTGTTAATTCTTTAAAATATGGCTGTTTGGTAACCCAAGCAAACAATACCAAACACATAACTAAATCGTCCGTATGGCCATCATCTGCAGCAAAAGAATTCCATTTTGCAACAAATGACAACAATTCTTTTATTACGTCTTCGTCGTAAATTAATAATTTGTCTTGTTCTATAAGGCTTTTTAAAATAGAACACCCAAGTTTTTTGACTACAGCTGTGGTTCGTACTCCTAGTAGTGTTTCGCCCCTACCAAATCCGCCGTTAAGTACCATACCGGCTCGCCCTTTATTCATACTGGTTAGTAGATTATCGTATTCTAAATCGTAATGCAATATATCAGCAACCTGCCCGCCAATGTCGTTTACTTCTACAAGCATATGGGCATTGTTATATTTTCTTCCTAATGCGGCTAATATCGTAGGATACAACATGGGAGAAATAATGTTGTTTCTATATTTTGCTACCATTTTGTATGGAGCCTCGGTAATATCAAAAACCACAGCAGCACTATAATCTTTTCCTTGACCTCTAGAAGTATCAACTGTAATTGCGTATATTTTGTTTGGTGCTGGTTCTTCGTATACTGTTAGTCCCTGTTCTGTTTTTGATAAAGGTGTTTTTGCGACCAATGTGTGTAATTTAGAAGTAGAAATAAGAGTGTTGGACGAACCAATAAAATCGCAATCGTATTCGCTTTTAAATTTTTGCTCACCACCAGAACCACCACCTAATTGTTTGATGGTTCGTTCTTTCCATTTGTGGTCTCTGAGTGGGCCACCCGGATACAGAGGTACTTGACTCCAGTGAACTTCTATAGGGACGTACTCA